ATCGATATCTCTGCCAAAAACGTAAAAAATGAGCACTTATTGTGCTCTTTTTTATGATAGCCACTAAATAATTCTACAAAGCCATTCACATTCAGGAGACAACAATGGACAACAAAAAATTTGAACAACTCATTGAACTTATTATCAATGAAAACGAAGAACAAGCACGTGCATTATTTCACGACATCGTAGTTGAAAAATCCCGCGAGATTTATGAATCTATGATGGACGAAGAAGGCATGTCTATGGAAGAAGGTATGGGCGGTCAAGTTGGTGACCTTTTAGACGAAATTAACGTTGAAGAAGAAGGCATGAACGAAGAAGAAGATGAAGCCGATATCGAATTCGATGACGAAGCAGAAGAAGATGGTGAAGAAGTAACTCACGATCTAGAAGCTGATGATGACATGGGCGAAGAAAATCTAGAAGACCGTGTAGTTGATTTGGAAGACAAGCTAGATCAATTGATGGCAGAATTTGAAGATATCATGGGCGGCGATGATGACATGGCTGGCGATGATATGGGTGACGGCGAAGAAGACTTCGGCGGTGATGACATGGGTGACGAAATGGGCGATGAAGAAGTTATGGAAGCTATTGCATTGAAGAAAGTTTCTGTAACACATGGCGACAATGGCGTTCAGACAAAGAGCCCATCATTAGTAAACAGCGGTCAAGCTGGTATGGACAGCAAGCCAGTTAAGTTCAGTGGCGCTAGCGAAACAGTCCCAACAGGACCAAAAGGACCTAGCAATGCATATACAAAAGGTGAAACATCTGTAAAAGATGCTAACAATTGGAAAAATGCTCCAGCACAGAACAATGCTGATTTAGAGTCTGCACCAAAGCCAGTCACTAAAGACGAAGCAGGTAAAGTACGTAGCCCAGTAGCTGAGTCACGTAAACCGGCTAAGAGACGCATCTAAGGAATCTGAGAGAATGGCTTTGTATCTCAAAGAGCACTTGACATTTGACCGAGCCGGTATGGTGGTCGAATCTGTCAGTGAAGGCGACAAGAAGAACCTTTATATGAAAGGTATCTTCATTCAGGGTGGGGTAAAGAACGCTAATGAGCGTGTTTACCCTGTTTCTGAGATCGAGTCTGCTGTACAAACTCTAAACGAACAAATTACTGGTGGCTATTCAGTATTAGGTGAAGTAGATCACCCAGATGATTTAAAGATTAATTTAGACCGTGTATCACATATGATTACATCTATGTGGATGGACGGAGCTAATGGCTTCGGCAAATTAAAGATTTTACCAACTCCAATGGGAGAACTTGTAACTACTATGTTACAAAGTGGTGTCAAACTAGGCGTATCTAGTCGTGGTAGCGGAAACGTGAATGACTTAGATGGCCGTGTCAGTGACTTTGAAATTGTCACTGTGGATATTGTTGCTCAACCGAGCGCACCCAATGCGTATCCTAAAGCAATTTATGAAGGCATGATGAATATGCGTCATGGTCATAAGTTGTTGGATATTGCAAAAGACGCACAGGGTAACAAAAAAGTAGAGAAGTTTTTGAAAGAGGAAGTAATGCGCCTCATCAAAGACCTCAAAATCAAATAAAGGGGAATAAGCATGTTTGATGCTATCAAACCATTACTTGAAAGTGGACTAATTGACAGTGATGTCGGTGCTCAGTTAAATGAAGCATGGGAATCTAAGTTGAATGAAGCCCGCGAACAAGTTCGTGCAGAACTCCGCGAGGAATTTGCACAACGTTACGAACACGATAGAGTCGTAATGGTTGAAGCCCTTGACAAAATGGTTACAGACAGTTTATCAGAAGAAATTGAAGAATTTCGTGCTGAAAAACAAGCAATGAACGAAGACCGTATCAACGCACAACAAAAATTACGTGAATCAGCAACTAAGTTCAATGATTTTATGGTTACTAAACTAGCCGAAGAAATCAAAGAATTACGTTCTGACCGCATAATTGCTAAAGAAAGTCAACAAAAGCTAGAACAATTCATTGTTCATGCTCTTGCACGTGAAATTAAAGAATTCGCTACAGACAAACAAGCAGTTGTAGAAGCTAAGGTTAAGTTAGTTGCAGAAGGACGTAAACAACTTGAAGCATTGAAGTCACGTTTTGTGGCTGAAAGTGCTAAGAGAATGAACGTTGTTGTAACTAAACAGTTAAAGGGTGAGTTAGGTCAGTTGAAAGAAGACATTAAAGTTGCAAAAGAAAACAACTTTGGTCGCCGCTTATTTGAAGCATTCGCAGGCGAGTTCTCTGTTACTCATTTAAATGAGAAAGCAGAAACACGCAAGTTAATGACACAACTTCAAGATAAGGATAAGCAACTAGCCGAATCCATCGAAACTATTAATCAATCTAAAAAATTGATTGAAAGTAAAGAACGTGAAGTTCGCATTATAAAAGAGTCTAATCTACGTGAAAAGACTATGGCTGATTTACTTGGTTCATTGAACGAAGAAAAAGCAAACGTAATGAAGAACTTACTAGAAAGCGTCCAGACACCACGTCTACAAGCCGCTTTCGATAAGTATCTACCAGCAGTACTAAACACTGGCGCTGAGAAGAAGACTGTAAAGTCATCGTTAACAGAGTCAAAGATGATTAGTGAAATTACTGGTGATAAATCTGCCAAACAAGATGTTGTTGAGACCGAAGAACGTGATAACGTAATCGATATCAAGCGTCTGGCAGGGCTTTAATTTTTAAAGACATAGATTTAGGAGAAATATAAAATGTCAAAAGTTCTATTAGAAAGCCGTTGGGACGAGACCAAAGAAGCCCTTCTAGAAGGCCTTAAGGGTACTCGCCGCTCAACAATGGGTGTGATCTTAGAAAACACTAAAAAACAGTTACTTGCTGAAAGTTCAGCCGGTACTACAACTGCAGGTAACATCGCTACATTAAACCGTGTTATTCTACCTGTTATCCGTCGTGTCATGCCAACAGTTATCGCTAACGAGTTGGTTGGTGTTCAGCCAATGACAGGCCCAGTTGGTCAAATCCATACACTACGTGTACGTTATGCACAATCTTTAACAGATACATCTGCTGCCGCAACTAGCGTTACTGCTGGTCAAGAAGCATTAGGTCCGTTCTTGATTGCACAGGCTTATTCACGTACACCACAAGCTACTGGTACATCTTCAAGCTACACTGCTAATAATACAGCGGCTCTTGAAGGTAACGGTGGTAAGCAAATCAGCGTACAAATCTTGCGTCAAGCTGTTGAAGCTAAGTCACGTAAGTTGCAAGCACGTTGGACATTTGAAGCGGCTCAAGACGCTCAAAGCCAACATGGTATTGACGTTGAAGCTGAAATCATGGCCGCTCTAGCACAAGAAATTACTGCTGAGATCGACCAAGAGATTCTATTGTCATTACGTACATTAGCATCTACAGAATTTACATACAACCAAGCTACTGTATCCGGTACAGCTACTTACGTTGGTGACGAACACGCTGCCTTAGCTGTTCTAATCAACCGTGTTGCTAACTTGATCGCCCAACGTACACGTCGTGGCGCAGGTAACTGGGCTGTTGTTTCTAGCGCCGCATTGACAGTATTGCAATCTGCAACTACTTCTGCTTTCGCTCGTACAACAGAAGGTACTTTCGAAGCTCCAACTAACACTAAGTTCGTTGGTACATTGAACGGCGCTATGCGTGTGTTCGTTGACTCTTATGCTCCTGATACAACACCTGTATTGGTTGGTTACAAGGGTTCTAGCGAAACTGACGCGGCAGCATTCTATTGCCCATACATTCCATTGATGAGCAGTGGTGTTGTTCTAGATCCATCAACATTCGAACCAGTCGTTTCATTCATGACACGTTATGGTTACATCGAATTGACTAACACTGCATCATCTTTCGGTAATGCGGCTGATTACGTTGGGGAAATAGCAGTTCAGAACCTTACGTTTCAATGAAATCAATCACTTACGATTGATATTGAAAGTAATATCTCAACAAAAGGGCACTTTGGTGCCCTTTTTTGTATCTTAAATTAGTGGAAAGTGATATTATGTATAAATAATAATATGTTTACAAATAAATTTTATTCCAAAGTATATTTCTCCACGATTGAGAAAGCAAAACAACGAGGCTGGAAAAAGGCCCGAGGTAGAGAACGTCATCATATAATACCTCAATCATTGGGTGGTAGTAATGAAAAAGATAATTTAGTATATCTTTCGTGCCGTGAACATTTTCTGTGTCATTGGCTGTTATTAAAAATAACAGAAGGTGAAAACCATCACAAAATGCGTTATGCTCTAATGGGAATGAGGGCAGAAAATGAGCACCAAGAAAGATATCATACTAAGCTAACCGCGAGAATTTACGAAAGATATAGAATAGAACACGCAGAATATCATTCTCAATTCATGAAATCTAAAAATCTTGTGCCGTGGAATAAAGGTGGAGTAGAGATAACCAATGAACACAGAGAAAATTTAAGAAAAGCCGCTAGAACTAGAA